TAAGGAGCTGTTTTGTCTCCATATCCATACTCAATGTTGTAAGCTAGAGATTTACCCATATCTATGCTATCATTCTCATGTCCATAGTTTTCATTAAATCCTGCAACATCGACTACCCTTAATACCCCTCCCGAAACTTCAGAAATCATTTCTTCTTGGTCAGCAAGCGACCCTGTACCCAATGGATTTCCCATTCCTCCATTTGAGCTTCCCCCTCTCCGATTGTAAACCCTAGGGTCATATGCATTATATACAGTTTCTGACACAGACATTTGTATTTCATCTTTAACTGTTTTCGCAACTTGGTCAGCTAGAGATTGGTCAATAATCTTTTGCAAGTAGATGTTTAAATCGTTTATATTTTTAAAATCCATTTTTACCCCTCTATAGGACAGTCTCTTCTTCCGTGTTCTCTGTTGTTTTATCTTTTACCCCTTTTAGAGCCTCTGTAATTGAATCAAGCCACTCCATTTTAGAAGTGTCTAAGCCTTTTAATGCCTTAATCGTTTTCAACATACCTTTTTCATCTGGGATTTTTGAAACTAAATTTTCAATACCTCTATTAATAATAGCCTCTAATGAATTGTTCAATAAGATTTTCTCTTGAGTGTTTGCGTATAAAGTCTTTTCTATAAAGTCAAGTTCGGACTTATCAATTTCAAACAGAACATAATTTAAGATGCCATTTTGGCACATCGCATCGTAAGCATCTACTATTGACACTCCCTCAAGACTAATGTTTGTGTAATTAACAACCAAATTGCATTTAAGAGCTAAATCGCCAGTAGCATAGTCTCTTTCTAACATTCCACTTTCATTTTTTGTAAGTGTCACATCTATAACCTTATCAATCAACACAAGCTTTGAATTGAAAGGAATGAAAGCAGCAATTTCAATTTTACTTTTATCGACAACAGCTTCCTCCACTGAGATTAATGTATCTTCTGGAATTGGCTCAAACCCTTGTTCCTCTATTACTACTTCTGAAGCTTTTTCGTCTTTAATTTCCTTGTTCATTGTTTTCTCCTTTGTTTCCATTTTTATAAAATATATTATAATTTAACTATTTAATTTTTTTGTATTTTGCACAAGTAAATTCTTGTACATCTGTTTGTATTCTTCCCTCTTTGGCTTTTGTGAGAATACTGCAATTGTTTTTATACCTTTTACAAGTGATGCAATTACTTTCATAAGATTGTAATTGTTTAATAGTAGGGAATATCCCTACAAAATCAACAGGATGTATAGTAATCTCGACTCTGGGATTAGCAGTGTCATAAAATATACCTTGCACCCTTTCACATGATTGTACATCGTCTTCCCAAACCACAAGGCTCTCAGAGACGGCATCTAACATAAGTTTCCACATATTATTAGTATCCATATTAGTTTTTGGAAAATAAAAAGTACAGTCTACATAATATTTTTGGAATCTATTCTTTAACTTCTTCCACTTTTGTAACTTTACTTGCTCTTTAATATGTTTAGCAAATTTCTTTTTATATGCCTTCGCTTCAGCAGTTTCGTACATAGTCACTTGGGCTCTAGGAGTTCCACCGTAGTATGTGATGAAAGCTCTTGGTTTCAAAAACTGATTTACACTAATAGGAATATCTGATATTAATTTTAATACTTGAATGATAGTAACACCCACCTTTTTTCGTTTTTTACTCTAATAAAAAAAAGAGTAGTAAAATTATCTTTACTACTCTTTCAAGAATACTTTTACTGATTATTTATGATATTTTTTCTCGTACTTTACCTCTTTTACATCCTCAGCAAAATTAATATCCTTCCAAGTTAGGTTTTTCCCTTTTGGAATAAATAACATTTTTATTGTAGATTCATCTGACTTTATCTCAACATTTCCATCGGTAATATATAATTTCTCATTCTTCTTGAAAATAGTATATGTTCTATCCATATGGATTCCTTCTGGTGGATAAGGTGCGGAAGAGTATATTATTTCTGTTTCGTTGTATTTAATCATAAGTTTCCTCCTATAAATTAAACTTCAACATAGTGCATCATGTTTCCTGCGGAATCACTCATTACATCCCATTCAACTGAGAGTTTCGCAACGTTATCTGCATCCATAGTTAAACTAACATTCGACTTAGGCTTCAAATTAAGTAGCTGGTACTGTACAAATTTGTCAACTTGGTCAGTTCCTCTAATTGCTGAATCTGCATAAATTTTATACCCATCTGGAAAGCTTACATTGTCTACTGTAAAGCTTGTAACTGAGCTATCAAGCATGTAGTAAACTGCAACCTTGCCCGCAGCCGCAAAAGTAGTTGCGTTAAAAGTCAAATCTAAATCTGTAATTGAATATACATCTGGAGCAGTAGGTGTACCTACTGTTTGCTCAGCATCGTGACTGATTCCATCAACATCCAACTTGAAAATTGCTAAACTTCCTACCTTTGGTGATGCTGCTAAACTTGCACCAGTACCTCCGGCTTCTACGTCAAGAACTTCTCTTTTAGCAATTGGCATAATTCCAGTGTTCATAGTCGTACCGAACAAAATAGAAAGCCATTTAGTTTCGAAAATTTCCATTTCAGTTTTAAACGTTCCCTCACGATTCTTGTCCCATCTAATCGCCTTTGTTGATTTATTCATTGCGTAGACCGAATCAGAAGTGAAGTCAATGCTTGAAGTTTTTGCATAATCGCAGTACAGCACTGGTTTACCTGTTGCGTTTGAAATTACTTGAATATTCGCCGCATCTTTAATACCATATAACATGTTTATTTCTCCTTTCATAATAGAAAAATTGTTTTTTTAGTTTTACCTCTATACCAATAAAAAGCCTTTCGGCTTGCTATTTTATATATTTATTTTATAATTTAATTAGATTAATTATTACTCACTGCTGTGCTTAACTCTAAGCAAATCAGTCCAGTGTTGTCCCTCAATTGGGCTGATATCGCCATTTGCCAAACAGACGCTAAAATTATCACTGTATTTGCTCATGTTGACAATTGATTTGTAACAATTCATAAGTTTCCACATTGTCCACGTTTTAATTTCTGTTGTGGGGATATGATACCTCCCCCCAAATTCGCAAAAATTAATAATATCCTCTAACTTGAGCTCGCTGGCTTTCTCGCCTCTTTTTCTACCCTCTTGTATTTTCATCCAAATATCTTTCTGCCTGTCATTTTTGAACACAGGAGGTTTCTCAACTTTGGGTTTTTGTCTTGAATTAATTTCTAATATAATCCCGCCAAACTCGTCAAAGTTATCTCGGTTTAAAACAAGCTTATCATTGATTTTAAATCCTTCTCCAACTTCCACAATAGACTCTGTTTCACAAAAATATTTTAATGACTCAAGTAGTAGATTCTTCATATTTTCATTAGAGCATACAATATCAAAGTTTTTTATACCCTCTTTTGCCTCGTCAGTACACTCTACACCTAAACTATCCAATGAGACTATATAAGGAAGAAGTAGCCTGTTGTATTCCTCAGTTCCATATCTTATCACTTCTGAAATAGACGGTGACTTTATAATCACATCTTGAAAATTGATTGGTTCTTCTAATTCTAAATTTACATAAATATCCATGTTAAATCACATCCGCACTTTCAAATTTAAAATCTGTAATTTTAAAAGTTATTTCAGCACCTATATACTCATCATTTACAGTTATGTCAGACCTATCGTAAAATTCGAATACCCCTAGTCCACTTTCTGAAAATATATCGTCTATTAAATCAATAATGAAATCGTATCTACTACCCATCTCTGTAGGTTCTGAACCGACAGGAACTAAAGCGTAGAAAGTTATCATGCCTTGTTGGTATACATAAGATTTCTTCTTGAAATTATAAAATTTAGTAGTTACGAACACTTTCCCGTCCTCTTTGGGTATGTCAACTTTTTGATAAGGAAATATTTGTTTTCTAATGAGTAAATATGGGTTATCCAGAAGCGCCTGCTCTTCAATAGTTGGGGTGACATTTAAAAAATCGTAATCAAGCATGACCAATGATTTAATAAGATTTTCATTTGTAATCATACTCCCAAATATTTTATTTTTTATTGTTGTCATAGATTGACTTTTAATCTTCACTAAATCACCTCCTAGAATAAGTTAGCTGTTTTAATCTGAATTTCTTCATAAATCGAAGGGTCAAATTCTAATTCGGCACGAAGAATAACATATTTGTTTGGCACAGTGTCACAGGTTATCATACAAGTTTTATTGTCCTCAACAATAACAACATACTGATTGTTGCTACCATCTTCGTTTCTAATAGACCACGTAACGTTCTTCAGCATGTCGTCAACACCGTTTTTCTTAGGTGTAGCATTATAAGTCAATGACGTAGTTACTTTGATAGAGCTATCGTCTGGTGTGATAGTAATAGAATATCCATCAACAAGACTAATCATAGAATGTACGTTAATAACTGACATGGCATCCTTGTATTGAACCGTAACGGTTGCGTCACCTGTCCCTATTACTGTTACCAATCCCGCTGTATCTACTTCTATAATGTCTGTATCACTAGATATATATGCAAGAACCGGATTATCAATGACCACATCGTTTTCATCTACTAAGGTCTGAAGCTGCAATGTGGTGCTAGGGTATATCATGTTTACATGCTCACCGTTTAGAATTTCAACATTACGTGCAATTTGGTTACTATAATAGTTTGCTATTCCTAGTTCAATATTGTCATCCTCAATTTTATTTGTCGTTTTTATCTTTATATTTATTAATTCCTTTTCCACAATGTCATCAATCCCAACAACCTCGTATAGTCGTTTATTAAGTACAAACCTATCTCCTAAAACAATAGTATTTGTATTTATATTAGCCGGAATTGTTAATGTGAATTTATTATTTGCGGTGTCAATAAGAGTATTGTAGTCTAATCCAATACTACCCGTGACTAATCCACCATTTCCAATAATGCAAGGTGTTTCTATTAAGACGAAATCATTATAAAATTTTAAGATATTATTACATTTTCTCATTTTTCCAGATAGAAAAAAGTCTCTATCCTCCGGCTCAAATATTATTAAATAATCAGAATCATCATAGGAAATCCTATCTCCCATTTTTATGATAATAACAGATTTTTCTATTAAAATTATTGAGTCTATGTTTTTTTGCCATTCGTTAGCATCGTTAATAATGCCCTCATACTTGATAAAAGAATTATTAATATTTACATAGGCTTTTTCACACATGCTAAAAATAACTTCTTCATGGCTAGTAGTGTCAACATTAGTCCACTGTTTATAATCTTTCATCATCATCACCTTTTAAATATATGTTTGTAGGTATTCTGTTTACTAATCCAATTATATCAAACGTGGTAGAGTGTAACTCTTTATTATCTTTCAAACATACATCCCCCATTTCTTCAATTTGATATATAACTGAAAATATTTTGTTTATTATATTGCTACAGTAAATATTTACATCTAAATCTATTTCTTTAAACTCCCCAGTCTCTCTGTCTTTCACTGTGTTTTTTACATTGTAAGACATATTAATTAATTATCTTACTCAATACGTTTCTTGTATAGCTTCTGTTTAACTCAGTAGTAACCCTTGATAAACATTCTCTAAGTGCTACGATTTTTGATTGTAGTCCAAGCACATTTAGTTCAGATTTCTTATTGAACTGATTAGCTATTGCAAGCGATGTATTAAGCTCTCTTTCTAAATAATTTTTGTATATTGTTCTTCCTAATATTTTAGTATGTGACCGTGGGATGTCTTCATTAATAACTTTAATTACTGTATTGTCTTCTAGTGTTTCCTCGCCTATTGTCAGCTCAGTTTTTAAGTTCTCTTCATAGTCATAAAATGCCGATTGTAAATAAGATTCCACAATGTTATTTGTGGATATTACATCTAATTCGGGATGATTATTTAAATCAATATTAGCTATTGAATAAAAAACATCATAAATATTTTCTAATGGAGTTTTCATAGTTCCCCCCCTACTTATCTACTTGAGCTTTTTTTACTTTTTTTGATACCTTAATATCGTTAGTAATTTTGATATCAGAACCATCAGATTCCATAATCGGCATATTTAATTCCGCTTCAAATAGCTTCACTTTCTTTGCGTCCATTCCTTTTTCTTTATATTCTTCTCTGGCTAGAATGATTATTTTTTCTTTTGTACCATCACTCAAATCAGAGCTTAAAATCTCTTTTATTTCTGAAATTGGTCTATCAATAACAATTTCTTTTAAATCTGTTCTTGATAGAGCATTGATATCAGTACCTTCTTCATCTTCCAGTCCTAGCTCAACTCTCATAGCTTTATCGTCTATGAAAAGATAACCCTTTTGAATAGTTTTGCATGAATTATAAATATGCCATACCTCATCTGTAGGTATGTTTGTAAAAGCAGTCTGGCTAGGAAGTACAAATTTTTTCCCGTTTGAATATTCAAGACCCAATCTTCCTGCTGGCATGTTGTTTACAACTTTAATGTTCTTATTTGCCATTTTATTTTCTCCTTTTTATCCTTTTGAATTTAAGAAATAATAGAAAAGGTGAGTTTCAAAAACCCACCTTTTCCATAAATTAGACTATAGAGATGTATCTTCGTGTAACGCACAACCGTTAACATTAAGCACGGAAATTCCTGCTTTCTTGTAATAGTCCTTTGTAACACTCCAGTCCTTTTCGGTTGTTTCTTTAATGTGCATTCCACCTTCAAGAACAATCTTAACAGGCTTATCTAAACCAACTGGAAGAATGTATTTGTATCCATCATCAAGAACCCTAGATGCATTAGTCTCATCTGTAAATGAATTTGGCAGTGAGATTACATTAGCACTCTTGTACTTTGCAACGAAACCATTATTTCTAATGTCAAGTCTATCAAGTTCAGTTGTCTTGTTCCAGTCGAACCCTGCACCGTTAGATACATTTGCAAGACCTGTCCAAGTGCCAAATATGCTAGGCTGACCATAAGACATTACAGTTCCAACTAATTTGTCAAATTCTGTAGCGGTAAATCCAGCTTCAGCAAATCTATTGGCGTTATTAGTTGAACCAAAAGCACCAATTAATGCAGTTTGAATACCGGCATAGATATTCTCCATGATGGAATCAACCAACTGGTTAATTAATTCTGCGAAATCAACCCTTCCGCAAGCAAGGTCTTCATATTCTGCATAAACAGCACCGCCGATTGGGGCAGTATCAGTTGTGAATGAACCTTTGTATAATTTCTGTCTTGGCTGTTCTACACCAAGTGCAGTGTAAGCAGAAGTGATTTTTCCACTTTTTACGTTCCATTTCTTTGCGACACCATCACCAACAGATGATACGTCAGCGATAACGCCTAATGCATCTGTAATTCTGATAGGAAGTACTGCATCAACAGTTTGCTCAATAATTTCATTGATTAACATTTCATTTCTTCTATAATCCTTACCAAGTTCTGCAAGGTAAGTCTTCATTCCTTCAGCTCTTTGCTCTGGAGTGTATTTAGCATCAGAACTTTTTCCAAGTGCGGTATCGACAGCACTAGTTAATACTCTCTTTTCTACATTCATTTTATTTCTCCTTATTTTCTATAAATTATACGATTTTCTTAATCTGAAGGGCTTCATCGCCGTTAAGCTTTGTTTTGCCAATTACTTCGTACTGTGCAACGGCTGTAGCCGGAATATTGGCAACAGTTGTAAACATAAGCTCACCAGTTGCGGCAGATACAGTTCCTACATCTCCAACAGCGATTGTAGCATATGAAGTTTTAGCACTTGTGCCACTAGTAGCAAACTTTGTAATAGTAACAATGTCACTACCGATTAGGTCAAGTGTTCTGGGATTAATACCACCAACTACATTCGTAAAATCACCCTCATTCATTGAGTCATACTGATTACATACGGACGCAACCAATACTGTCTTTTCTGTAATAGCTGTAGGTAATTTCAGTTCTCCAGTAACTTCATCCTGTACTACGAATAGTCCATTTTGCAGTTCATCCTTTGCTTTTAGTCTACCATCGGCAACACCGTGGACTCTATCCACTCTTACGATTCCATATTTGTTTGTCATTTTATTTCCTCCTGTATTTTATAATTTAATTACATATTGTAATTAGCTAATGTGTCATTGTCTGGTGCTTCGTTCTTTGCCATTGCAAAGAAGTTTGTGTCTTTTGAATTGTTCAGTTTTAGAGTTGCTCTATAGTGACAAGCGATAATCTCGTTTAACTTAAACTGCACTGCTTTAACATCTTTTGTGTCAGCAATCTCATTAATAATTGTAACTTCCTCTTCTGTCAAATCAGCCTTAACTTCTTCAAGCATTGCCTCAATCTGTATAACTGAATCTTTTTCCAGCCTTTCAGCTTCAGCACTTGAGAAAGTCTCAACCTTTTCAGCAAGAATTTCTTTTTCTTTTCCTAATGAAACTACTGCTTCATTGGCTTCGTTCAGCTTTACTTCTACCTCAGCTTTTTCGCTTGTAATCGTCTCTTTTGCGGTAGCAAGAGCAGCGACTTCGCTTTTAAGAGTTTCAAAATCCTCTTTCAAAGTTTTATTCTCAAGTGCGATAGTAGCGTTTTCAGCTATTAACTGTTTTACATCGTTCTCCATATCTTTTCCTCCTTCTGAATTTAAAATCGTATAATTTATTTCAACCTTTTCCGGTTCTCCAGAAAGGGAAACAACATTGTCACTGGACACAGAATATGCTACTTTGTAATAAGCGTTTGTGGGGTCGCTAAAAAGATTATAAATAACGTATTCATTATAGATGGCTGAGACCCAATAGTTCCATTCTAAATAGCCATCTCTGTCTTTTTCCGTATTAATTAAACCGCTTATTTGACATCTAATGTCATCGTGACTTAATTCTGCAAATATATTTTTTTTCATTTCATTACTTCCTTTTCCTAAATATTGTGCCACAAGAGTTAAAACTTTTGCGTCTGGATTAGCTGGGAATGATACAATGGCAATTCCACTTAAATAATTTTTATCACTTGCTCCAATTATTAATGTGTCACCGTCAACTTTGTATTCTTGAGCTACAACTTCTACAGAAATATTTAACCCTGTATCTGAATTGTGTAATTGAACAATAGCCTCACATAAGTCGTAATTCCTTTTGGAAACTTTAGCGTACCCAACCAACTCTGAAAGTCCATCTTCATTAAATCTTTTTTCAAATTTATAAAAACTTCCTATCTCAACCGTATTGAAAACTCCAGTGTGTGATGAGTATTTATGACCTAAACTTTCAAAATCATAAGCAAGCAAAGTGTCTATATCAACCACAAGGGGGCTACCTATGTATTTTTCTTGCAATTCAACAACTGAATCAATAAAGTCAGAATTGAAATGATAACCATTTAAATTAGGACAGTCAGTCACTATAGGAAATTCCATATACATAAATAGGTCATCGGACTTTTGGCTGTCTAAAATTCCATTATTAAGTTGTACTGTTATATTTTTCTTTTTCAAATTATTCTCTCCTTTCTTAATCAATCACTAGGCGATGGAGAATCATTACCGCCGTTTGAGTTAGAATTATCGGAACTATCCCCACCTTCACCACTTCCGCTAGGTCTTCCGTTTTCTCCGGACATAGTAGAGGACGTTTGCAAAGGTTTAAATGCATCTTTAAACTTAAATGTATTTTCGATTGAAAGGATATCCATATATTCATCAACGCCTAATCCTCTAGCATTGACACTCAGGCTTAAATTACCACCCTTATCTAATAATCCATCAAAAGCAGAAATAATATCTTCTTTATTGAATGGCGTAATCCCTAAGAATTTTAATTTAAATTTATACTGCCCTGTTCCAACAAGAGAATTGAACTTTCTATAAAACCATATACTCTCAATCTGCTTCAACATTTTCATAACCGTATTAGTTAAAACTTCCACATTTAAAACACCTGTGCTGAAATTCCCACCTTTTAAAGCTCCCTCTCCAATTCCGGACGATGTTAAAATATCATCTTTGATTTCTTGGGTTTTATTCTTCTCCATTGCGGATAACTGTAAAGGAACTTCTGCTATTTTTGTTCCCCCAAGGACAGTTAGAACCCCCACGTTTGACGGGACTAGACTTTTAAGGTTTTCGTGTGCTTGTACGATATCAGCTTCGCCTAAAACGGAGTTCATGTCTTTGTCAACAGGTAGCTGCTGTATAATGATTTTTCTTTTTTGACTAGCAATTACGGCTTTATCAAGACTCTTTACCTCATCATAATAAAGTATTTCGTCTATAGTTCCGTATAAAAGTCCCAAACCTTCAGCACATTCCATATTTACACCAGTTTTGAACGTGTATGTCTTTTCTGGGGGTAGTCGTCTCCACTTTAATTCATTCACAAAATTTTCATTTACATTATCAATGCCTTTTTTATATTTCTGATACTGAACTAAAAAGAAATTATCAAATCCTTTAAATTGGTAATTCCTCTCCCTAACAGTCAAATATTTATCAAAATACGAGAAGTCAAATTGAATTATAGGATTCCCGTCAGACTCAACACCTACCACTCTTGTGTAATCTACTGGAAGTGGTTGTATATATGTCCCTCTGTCAAATCCGGAATATCTACCATATTTTACAAGTTTGAAAATAATATCATCAAGAGTTGCATCAAAATTACAGTTCCAAAGGTACTGTTTAATTTTATTTAACTTGGACGAATATATTTTTTCATTTATCTTTTCCTTATTTGATATCATAGGGATTAAAGAATGTTCATACGATATTAAATTTTTAGTTGTGTCGACTAACCGCCCATAGATTCCATTTGTGGCACATAGATAGTCAGACATTCCCCTTAATTTTTTACCATTTGTAACATGGTCAGCAAGCAACCCTTTTACAGCATCGCTAGAATATTTGCTCGATTGAGATGTTCCATTGTTGCTTAAATAACTGTAACTATCTGAACCACTTGGAGTATAAAGCTGTGCTGTGATTACTCTATCCTTTTCATCTTTTTGTATCTTTGAAACTGGGGTTTTCCCTTTAAAATCTGCCGGAGCTTCAATCTCGCTTGTGATTATATCTTTTGAATTTGTCGTCATGTAAAAACCTCCTTTCTATTATTTTAGAACCGTCTAACTGTATAAGAATATCAATTTGCGACCATCTTTTTTTACTTTATCTTCGAATGTTTTTATGTACCACAACCCGTACACAGTGGCACTGTATCTGTCTTTATCAACTCTTTTAGTTACCTGCTCAACTGTCAACCTTCCGGCTTGTAAATGTTTCAGCTTTAAATTAGCAACTTCCTCGATTAAAAAATCAGTTTGGATGCTAGGAAGGACTATATTTTTAACATAGTCCTTATCATTTAAATCATAATTATTAGTTTGATTTTTCTCTAATAATTGTAATTTTCCGCTTTCAACCATATCAATAAAATTTACAATTATTTCGGTATTAATACCTTGTGATTGTAGAGCGTATAGGCACTTTTTGGCTGTTTTGTCATCCGGTTCATCTTCAGTATTTATTGTGTCCCAACATTCTAAAATATCGCTACTCTGAGGGTCGAATTGTTCTTTTAACAATTCATCTTTTAATCCCTGTCCAACACCGTTTGCATCAATGATAGCGATTTTAGCATCGTACATTTTATATACTCTTTTAAGCTCTATGGCTTGACTTGTAAAATTTAAACCATTTGGCAGGTTGATTAGGTTGACAAGTTGCACACTTATTAATCTATCTTCCTTATTTCTCTTTGCTTTTAATATTGAAATAGAACTCTGATTATTAGATGACTTATTTGAACGAGATACGTCCATAGAGACATAGTAATCTGATTTTCCATCTCCTTTTAATTCGGGTGTGGTCAAGACTCTTAAATCCATTAATTTGTTAATATCTATAAGAGCATCTGCACAAGCTCCACGTTTACACCCCTACTTTCGTAGTATTTATTTAGGGACTAGACTATATCTTCACCTACATCTTTCATGTTTAGGTGTCTGGCACTTCGCAATAATGAATTTCACATTAAAGCTACTCCCTTGCGGGATAGTCGTTGCACTTTTCTTATTTCTAAGACTTAGCACAGGATTGTCATTTCATTTCTGATTTAGAGTTCCCCTGTTAGCACGAAATTATATTCGCACACCCTACATTTGTAGGTTCACCAGATTTTAATTGTACATTTCTGCACAAAAGGGCTAATTAAAACCCATTTACATTCATAATTCATTGAGAAAAATATTGGAGACAGCCTATCTTTTTTATCTAATATCTGAGATTTTGTTTCTCCTCTATTGTATTCGCAAGCCAGTTCCCAACTAGACCCTAAAACAATTTTGCCTTTTAGGTCAGCCATTTCATCAATCATTCCCAGATTTCTTTCAAATTCGTCCGAACCTCTGAAGCCGGATGTTGTAAAGAAATTAATTTGCCCGTTCACTTCCTCTGGGCTTATTAACGCTTCCTTACCTATTGTTCTTCTTGGAATATTGACAATTGGTTCAAGAGCATCTTCAAATAGTGCATTGTTTAATAAATTAGACTCTTCAATATTCAAACGTTTTCTTCTTGACCCTTTGCTCGTTTGGGAATTGGCTAATATGTTTATTAACCCTCCAGAAATAAAAGAAACCATAGCACTATCTTTAACGAAACTGGATTTTACAATCTCATTTCCAAGTAAAGGATAGAATTTCACAATCTCTCTGTGCTTCTCTTCTAAAAGTTTTGAGGCGTTATCCTTAGTCTGAGCTGACATAGATACTTCAATGTCTGGGTAAAATATACAGACCAAATACATAGCAAGAATTTCTATAAAAGTGTTATGACTCACAAAACCATTAGAAACAAAACTATTAGTCTTAGGAAGAGATAAATCGTATACATGATTTTGACTATCAACTACACTTTTAACTTTAGAATAATAATAATCTGCACTACCCAATTCCAAAGAGGGATTAATTTCTCTTTCTGTTTTACACATCTCTATTAACTTGTTTTGTATCGCCTTATCACTAAAGCCTATCTCTCTTAAATACAAGCTCATATATTCTCTATCTATTTCTATAAAATATGAATATGAGATGTCATCTTGTTTAGTTATTTTATTTCTATCTGAGACAATTCCGAAATTTAACAAAACCGTCTGAACCTGTTTTGATAATTTTTCAGAAGTGGTGCGGTATCTTATATAGGAATCAGAAATACTACATCCGGTATTGAACAACCCCTGTATAAACTTTGAAACTGTATTTTTAGGAGATTCTAATATACATTTAGGAATTTCATTCTCAAACGCATCTCTAACATTTGTCCTAATAAACTCATCTTCCTCAAGCTTTAAACAGGTTGATTTTCCCCAAACATTATTTCCCCTACTAATAACTAAATAGTCATCTTGACTAATATCTTCTGACTTTTTCCATTCGTGCTTTCCATCTTTACCAATGACAAGCAAGGGGTGATTTAAAGATGCTTCAATTTCAAATCCTTCTTCAGTAATTACCTTTTTGGTATCTTTGTATCCACTGTAGACTCCTGCGCTTGGAATTTCTAATTGATTGTACCTGTTCACTATCTTAACTTCTGGAATAGTAAAAGTTTCTTTATCATCAGATTGATAATCAAAATACTCTCCAATTTCTTTAATACCTTCATCTGTTAGGATTAAAGTGTCGCCACTTACGCATTTTCCATATCCACGGGGAAATACCCCATAAACAGAAGCGAATCTTGCTATACTTCTTAAAAATACCCTTTGGTCTAAATCTAATCTTATACTTCCGGTTTCTGGAGTTATTAAATCTATATACAAATCTGGATTCCATCTAGCCCAACTAATAAAATCAACATATTTGTCCATATTCTTAGTTAAACTATCGCCCTCTTTAGCACCTTTGCTTTTTACAGTTGCGTTAAATTCGGGATTTTTTATATCTGACCTGTTCTTTTCATTCTTCATATTATCTGATTGAAAATTTCCATAACTACTCATCTAAATCACCGTCACGTTCTTCTTCATCATCTTCATCATCACTAAAAATACTTTCACTATCTAAAGTTCTATTTTCATATTCCTTTTTACGAATTTCATAGAAGTTATAAATCTCTTTGTACTCGCAAGCGGGAAGACCTTTCATGTCTCTTACATAATTAATGTAACAGAGCAATGTAAAATCAACTTTGTCCTGTGGTTTCTCTTTAAATTTTGGAAGAATTGGAATAATATCAACAGCCTGTTCCACTGCACGAACCAACTCTCCAAATGTAGATAGACCATCCATTAGGTCTGCCTTACTTAACTGACTTGGATTTATTTTAGCGGATGTTCCGGCAGCACTTGCCATAGCTCCCCACTCTTTTGCGTCCTTGATATAGCCGGCTGCGGTTGCAAATTCCTCCTTAACTCTGTATCTAATATAGTTAATCAGTGCTTCAGTATGCATTGCGGTCTTTTCGGTATAGTTGTTCTTTAAAAAGTCATATTTCTTTTCAAATGCTTGATATTCTTTTTTCTCATATCCTGCACCCCATTTATCTTCAATTTCTACACTGAGGGTAAATTCTTTCTGGGACGTTGAGGACAGATAATTTCTTTCCTCTATAGATTTTGGGTCAAACTCTGAATCTTTCCAAGTCGTATCTCTGTACTGGTGCATTGCTAAATTCTTTATATAGAATCCAAAACTATCACCTTTTCCTTCAGTTGCGGAAACCCATAAGTCCCATATAAAAGGCTTGTCCATTATCTGCAAAGCTTTCTTTAAAAGGGTAAGCTGTACGTCTCCGTAATCATCAGTTATCATAGATTTTAAACATGTTTTACAATACGGAATCTTACCGGTAGCTTCATGTACCTTTTGGTAACTTTTGTAAAACTCAGTTTCTTTTTTTAATTCCCCACAAGAGGCACAGGTTATATCTTTTGCTTTTTTCTTTTTTACTGGTGTTAATCTACTCTTTGCTGCCATTTTTTCACTTCCTTTTTTCCCTTTGAATTTATTCTCTTAAAACACAATAAAACCCATATTAACTACCAAATTGAGATGGCTAATATGGGCTTAATCTATTTTCAGATTTGCTTAATGTCTATTCAGTAACTTCTAAAAACCCTAGCAATTCTAATCTAGCTTCTTCTCTGCCTATTTCATATGCTGTATCAAAAACAGACTCTATAACCTCAAACATACAATCTGAACATTCAGTATTTAACGCCTTCAGTGCCATACCTGCCATATATTCGAACTCTGCCTCATCATCACCATCTTCATCATAAAAACAGTCATCATCATCAAATTCGGAATCATATTCATATTCATCTTCATTAAAATCATCATCGTCAAATTCACAATCATTCAGTTCATCCAAGAACTCCTCAAACTCTTCTGGGGAATTTACAAATGCAATTATTTTCATAAGTTTCACCTTTCTTCGTACTAAATTTTAAATATAATTAATATATTATATTTTGACTATTAAAAATTAATATCGTATGTTGCTATTACACCTTCATCAGTGCAAACGCCAACCAACTGCTGTGGTTTACCCAAAATTCTCTTTTCTATACAATAATCATCCATACCCATTAGTGAGCCGGACATCATTACCTTACGTCCTTGTATCCAGTCTTGGAAGTTATGATGAAGATGTCCTAAAACTATCCCATGTACAGGTTCTTTTAATAAGTCTACCAGTTTAGAAATGCTTGAAACTCTATCATAATCACCGTGAGCAAAGGCATAGTTTAGCCCTCTGATATCTACAAGTGTCATTGTAGAATCGATACCATTTTCTAGGACGCTGACATTCTTTATGTTTTGTAGCCTAGATTTAATATACCACGGAATTAAGATATCAAGTTTCTCATCTTTCAAAGAGTCGTTCTTATTTGTTATTCTGGAGTGGTTTCCTGCAATAACTATAAGTTTCACTGTTTTAAAATGACCACTCAGCTCTTGTAGAAACCATGCAACCAACTCGGAGACTCCCATAACTTGCTGAATAATGTTTTCTTTGTTAGCAACTTGAATTGGTAAATGTATACTTCCCGAAATCAAATCACCATTTGCACAAACTACGCAATTTTCTGATTTATGTAATTGTTTAATACTGTAAATCTTATCAAGATACTGCTCTAACCTCGCTTTTGCTATCTTTGAATTATACTTATTCCAATTATTATCAATATCAATACCATAATGAATATCATTCAAACCTATTAGTAAATCATTATCAGATTCATAAATTTCATAATCTGTATTCTTTTTATATGGCTCAAGCCTACCCACTTCTTCAATAATAATATCTTTTAATAAATCAAAACGTGCGGTTTCCCGTATGAGTTTAGTATAAGATGTTCTTTGGTCAAAAAATTTAATTTTTTCTTTTTCAAGCTCTATCCTTTTTAATTCATAACCTTTGATACGACCATCTCCCTCAAGGAAGGATTGTTCTGCATCATCTACACCTTCTGAATAAGCACGATACCATTTCCTATAAGTAGATTCGTTAAATCCATTGCCAGTTTCCTTATTGATTAAATCACATATCTCTTTTGCGGAAATGTCATATAGTTCTTTATTTTTGAATAGCCTAACTTTATATGGTTTAATATCTTCATCCGCAAAGCGGTTCAGTTCTTCCATTATTCTCTCCTTCATCCCTATTTTATATTACTACACAGTGGCAGTCATGCCTTTTATTGTTGCTATTACTTTTGTTGTTTTATTCATTTTAGATATTTCGCCCTCCAGCAATTTTTTAAACTCCAGTTTCCCCTTCTCTTCTCCATGAACTAAATATATTTTATCTGTGTTTATACTTTTCAAATAATTTAAAAGTTCTTTCTGTTGAATATGAGATGAGTAGCTCCCAAGCATCATGATTCCACATTTGTTTTTACGTGAGACTTTATCAATTGTAATGGTTTTCTGTCCACTTTTTATTTTGCCACCAATACTATTTGGAGGGCAATAGCCACATATAATAACACCATCGTTGTAGTTGCCAATATATTCTCCTAAATAATTAACAACTCTCCCTTTCTGGAGGAATCCTGAGCTGCTTAAAACAATTTTAGGGGATTTATCTATTACACATAACTGGCTCTCTTTATAATCTTTTATAAACCTTACATTCTTCCAATTACAGGCTTTTTCAAATAATTCTAAGTTTTCACCTTCTAGTACACTTTTATAAACTTTATTTATCTCCCATATTAGGGGAGAATCAACAATTACTGGTATTTTGAAATTCTCATCTCCCCCATAAAGGAGAAACAGGTCTGTAAGAATTTGCTGAGACCTTGATAGTGCAAAAACTGGAATTAATATCCTACCTTTTTTAACATTGCAAATCTCATCAACGGCAACTTGTATTTTTTCTAAATCTTTTTCTCTATTTGGTTTAATTCCTTTAGCAGAACCTCCGTATGTTGATTCACTGATTACGATAGTTGTCTTTTTGCATTTTTCCAAATCACTTACATAATGATTTTTTGTTTGTGGACTTCCTAAGTCACTTGTATAAAGAATCTTGTCAATATGTCCAGAAGCATTCTTAATAAACAGTTCTAATTGAAAAGCTCCAATAATATGAGAATTTTTTAAAAATTTAAAACTGATTTCTTCATCTAATTTATGAATTTCTCCGAATCTATAAGTTTCAGTTAAATCTATCATTCCATAAACATCTTCCTCGCTGTAATATGGGGAAACCGACTTACCATATTTTTTTGTTAAATAGTCAGAATCTTTTCTTATAATCTTAGCAGAGTCAAGCCCCATTGGTTTCATTAAAGCTTTAGCGATATCTGTAGATATAATCTTACCATTAAAACCGTCATGTACTAATTTGGGAATTAATCCACTATGGTCAATATGTGAATGATTGAGAAAAACGTAGTCAATACTCTTTGGCTTGAATGGAAATGACTTTGAGTTTTCTTTGAAGTCATCTAACTGATTAGATGATTGTGTCATTCCACACTCTAATAGTATCTTCTTAGTTGAGGTTTCGACTAAGTACATTGAGCCGGTAACTGATTTTGAAGCATTGCCTAAAAAACTAACTTTTACTTTGTCTTTTTTTTTACTCATTTTTTAATCCTTTACTTTTCTATTTTAACTAGCATGGGTTTATTCGTACAGGATATAGATTCATTATATTATATTTTAACTACTAAAAAAGAAGATACGTTTTATAAACAACGCACCTTCTGATATTACTGATATTATTAATATACTAACCCCAAAAATACGAGCGCTGTCACGAGAGATGGCTCAGAAAAACTATAAAGGTTAGTTGGTAATTTTTGTTCTACGGTTGGGCTTTCCCCTACGCACCTGTTAGCTTCGCAGGATTTGGTGTCTATAATAGGATTCGAACCTATACTGGACGGATTTTAAGTCCGTTACCTCTGCCGTTGGGCTATATAGACATAATTAGGTCGTGTTAAAAAACCTGTCAACTTAATGCATATGCAGATAAAACTCACACGGTAGTACATTTGTTTTTTTCACATTGAATTTTCATCGTTTACACTCTAAAAGGATATTTTCTTGCTAGAGGATGAGCTACTGGGCTGTGAATCACCACGCCTAACCGTCATTAGGTTCTTGGTTATATAAGCGGTTTCCCGAATGTATGCATCGTATTATATTTTGTTATTTGCCTTTATTTTTTTAGAATGTGTTGAGGTGGCAAAATTTACATTATATACAGTTATTTTCCAATCTTGCCATTTAGACACAATTTCATTTATAATATATGTATATTCTTGTGAGTGTTTTTCATTATTTGCTTTATTAGTCATAATTACCCTCCTACACATCCTAAGCTTACTAATTCATTTTAACCTACTTAAAGTTATATTACTAACTTGTGAGTTAAACCCACGAATCAGCCAAATTGCCGATAAATATCATTCCAAATCACTTATAAAAACTATTTAATCTGCTTCATCGATTATCATAAGTTCTCCTTGCCATAATAGTATCTTTTTATAACATCCACTGTTTCCCGATTTTTACAGACCATTTAAACAAACCAATATATATATATAATTCGCCTTCTCCATAAAATAGCATTATTCCAAGGTTACCCGTTCCATCTTGGCTTGTTGTTTCAACTCCAACTTTTAAGTTTAATTCTTCCATTGTATTTCCCCTTCTTTTTTTATTTAGAAGTCATCTGGTTAGGTATGTAATTTTCACTATCGCCTTACCATTGTCATACCAACCCCCATTTAGACATTGGACAAATATTCATAATCCACCCCCAAAATAATTAGAGAATGGTGTATATTATCCTCCTCTCAGATGTTGTTTATGCCTATTCTGTCTTACTTGGGTAAATAAAACCTGTTATTATTTGATATTCTTCTTCCGTTATAGCTTTTTCAACAATATTCCACCACCGCATTGTTTTAAATAACCGCTATTTTCCACTTCTGTGAGAGGTGTTAGCGGTACTGTTGTTTTTCTATAGGGCAGATTATTTAATTCGCCATCTGCCAGAGCATTATTCATTCAAACCGATAATTTAGTACGCCATTCAGTAGGCGTTTGAGTAGTGTAGGAGTTTTAATAATTATGCTTTGCATAAAACTTTAAAAAACTGTATTACTACTCATATACAAGAAAGATAGAAGCTCATTTTTACCCCCTACACCCCTTGTAATTAGAGGGTTTGAGACTTCAAGTTTTGACAAAAAAAGCCGCTAAACCGCATTTTAACTGTTTTTTATATCTTCTCTTGTCATTTTAACATATTCAACACCGAATATATTATAGTCAAAAGCCCCTTGAGATTTCACAAGAAATTCATCCAAACCCGTACTATCACTCTTGAAACACTTTATAACTTGAACCCTCTTTGATGAGTATAATAAATTTAAAGTCAGCATAGCATATTTTTTAAATCCAAATTTATCATTCTCTTTAGTAGTAAAACACTGTTTGAGAATATACAATATAGTTTTATCGTTTAGGTATAACTCCTTCAATTTAATTATAGCCTCTATCTTTACCTTTTTCTCAACTGTCTTTTTCCCCTGTGACCCTAATGTACAGTTTTTCGTTCTCAATCCATTTATTGCCTTTCCACAAACCTCAACCATGTCATAGATGTTCTGAGCACTTTTGTATCTACTCGTTCCTTCTATGTCTTTTGATTTAATTAGCAGCTCTCCAAAACCTATATTCTTACTACCTTTTAAATAGTTACTATTTTTAAATGTTAGAACATCTTGTAAAATATCGAGAGGGGTATTAAACGTTTCAAAAATTCTATACTCATTGAAATCTGATATCATCCCAAAGAATTTTGGTACTATCATCTTCCTTGCTATCTGCCCGTACTTATCTTTCTCTTCTATGTATCTTAAATAGTCAATCTTTCTCATCTTACTCAGCTCTTTACTCATACTCACATTGTCAAACACCTTTTTACTTTTATCAATTTCTATTTGACTCATACTTGATAGCCGGCTGCTTGCATTATATAACTCATCTATAATATATTGACCCTCACTTTTTGAGATAGCATCGTTCATATACGAGTTTATTATCTGTGACATATTGACTATTCTTCCTATGTAATTATCACTTAGAATAATATCTAATTTCTGTAGCTCTCGCATATTATATTTTCTTAATTTCGAATCACCCTCTACTCGATTTAAGGGAGTGGGAAAGTTTTTTTCACAATACTTTGCATGTTTCACCAATATTGGATGTGGTAGTAATAAATTTGTGTCGCTGTCTGTATCCTCCCCCTGTAACCTATCTGGCATATCATTATCATAGAAATTTACAATCATAATATTGTCAGTAAAGTTAAACCAATCATATTCACTTTGGAGCACATTCTTACTATACATTACATTACCAGAATTAATATGTGGGTTTCTGGAAACACAGAACTCTTGCCCATCATCATAATATTGACAAAATACTTCACGACCTTGCATGATAGAGTTCCCCTTATACTTTCCTATTGAATGTTGCAACATTTCGTAGGGATTTGATATAATAGTTACATATTTAGCATCTTTTATCCGTATTTTCCCTCTTTTAAGATGTCCTATATAGTTTGAAATCAAATCACTTTTTATCTTTTTAAACTTTGTTGTGTATTGAATATCTGGATTTACAAATAATAAAGCATTCATTAACTCCATATTCTCATACAACTCTTCATCGCCTTTGCCAAAGTCCTCATCCACTATTAATTTACTTTCTCCCTCTCCACAGAAGTAGTTTCTAAACACAGAGATGTCATTCTTTAGTAGCATTACATAATCTCTCTCAAGTTCTGTAATGTCCATTAGGTCATCATAGGTTAACGTGGGCATGCTATTCAAAAGCTGATATGTGCTCCTATTATAGTCTCCATAGTTTCCGGTTTTATCACACTTCACTACACCGAACATTGAATCTATGCTGTCCTGCCAATATTGGTAGCAACCTTTTTTGCTTCCATCTCCTATTTTGTAAGCGAACTTTAAAAACTTCAAAGAGTTAGGTGTAATGATTAGTTTTATCTTCTTAGCGTCATACTCAGTCCCGAACATGTCGGTTAATGTAGAAACGCTATTATGCTCAAACCACTTTTGTAATTTAGTATTGAATGCACAGTCTTTGAACATATCACTACGCAACAGCATAAAACCTTTATCTGTTTTCTTGTATTCTTCAAAAACTGATTCGTCCATTAGCCCCTGTCCATCTGTTAGGCAGTTTCTAATAGTTACTACTTCACTATTTGTAATTAATTCTCCACCTTCCTCTTTTGTCACACTTGCTAGACTAGAAAATTCTTCTCCGTAGATATCATCAATCAATAAAATCTCAGTCTTAGGGTCTAGGTTAATTGTAAATTCAATTCCAGATGAGATTAAAGACTCATAAGCCAATAGACCTGTTAAATCTAATTCCTCATCTTTTTCAAATTTAAGTCCTAATCTACTCCTGTCTAGCAATATGTCTCTCATGTCTTCCTGTATGTAAAATGCATACCCATTCTTAGCTTTACCTGCCCCTCTCTTATAGAATATATAGTGCACTCCATCCATATCAAAACCATTTACATATAGGTATTTTCTTATCTTTTTCTTATTGGCAATTGCAACTCGCTTTCCAGTTTTTTCTTCCCCCTCTTTGCTTATCCATTCTTTTTCCTCATCCCATTTGGTATAGTTCTTCTCAAACGTAATGTTGATAATTTTCCTTGTGTACTGCTTGTTTTTCACGGAATAGAATGCATCAGAGAACATTTTATTGAGTCTTATCGTTTCTAGGCTGTAAGGTACAGTAGCCGAAAACAGCTTTGATAAGTCTCTGTTCTTATATGTTGT